CCGTGGAACGGTCAGGGCTACGGCTGCGGGCATCCGACCGTCCGTGATCTGCTCGGCGGCGTGGTGCGCTGCGGTGGCGTACACTTCAAACAATGGGGCAAGGCATGAATCTGATGATGGCGCGTATCCGGCAGGTGCTGTGGCGCAGTCGGGCGTACAAGCGGCTCTTCCTCGACCCGCAGAGCAATGACCTGTCCGAGGATGGGCGCATCGTGGTGGCGCACCTCAAGCGGTTTGCGAGGCTCGGCAAGCCCCCGGCGACACCCGGAGCCAATGTGGATATGTTCCAAGTCGGGCGCATGGTCGGCCGACAGGAGACGGTGCAGATGATTGTCGAGGCGCTGCACCTGGATGAGAGAACCTTGACCAATCTGCAAGAGGACTACCGAGATGAGTGACGATACAGGGTCTGCACCAGCAGGCAACCCGGCTGCTCCGGCACCGGCATGGTACGCCCCGGAGGGCATCGATCCGAACACTTCCACCCAGTTGGGTGAGCTCGTGAAGGCGAAGGGATGGAAGGGGCCAGCCGATGCGCTGCTCTCCTACCAGAACCTCGAGAAGGTATTCGGCGCTGACAAGGCGGGCAGGACCATCCTCGCCCCCAAGTCGGACGACGACGCGGACGGGTGGAGCGCGGTGTACAACCGGCTCGGGCGACCTGAGTCGCCAGACAAGTACGAGCTACCGGTACCGGAAGGCGATGACGGTTCGTTCGCGACCGCTGCCGCGCCGGTGCTGCACGAGCTCGGGCTGACAACGAAGCAGGCCAAGGGTCTGGCAGAGTGGTGGAACAATGCGTCCGCGGCTCGGGTGGAGGCTGAAGGCGAGTCGTTCAGCAAGGCATCGGAGGCCGAGTACGCTGCCCTGCGCGGCGAGTGGGGCGCTGCTGCCTCGCAGAACGAGGAGCTGGCAAAGCGTGCCGTGCTCAAGTTCAGCAAGGAGGCTGGCCTCGATGAGGGTTCGTTCGACGCTATGGAGCGGGCGATTGGCACCGCGAAGGTGATGAAGCTCTTCCATGCAATCGGCGCTCAGTTCCGCGAGGCCGACTTCGTGGGTAGCGATGCTCCGAGCTCGGGTGCGCTGAACCCGTCGCAGGCCAAGAGCAAGGTGGCCTCGATGTTCGCTGACAAGGAGTTCATGGCGCGGTACATGCATCCTGACCAGCGAGTACGGCAGAGCGCCATCGAGGAGATGATGACTCTCAACCGGATGGCGAACCCGGGATTGACTGACGAGTAGTTGCGTCTCGCAGATGGGCGGGGTACCATCCGTCTGCGTTTCCTCTGTGTGTGTTGCCGGGAGGGTCAAACCTCCCGGCTCTTTACCGGAGGCCGGGTAATCCGCAAGGCCCCGAAGACAACCGGAAAGACGGTCGCTTGGCCCGAGCGTATCGGGCAAGGATTTCGGCCCCGCAAGGACAAGCCATCCGAGAACAGGTTCAACCTTTTTTCAGGAGGCTCACATGGCCGACAATATCGCATCAGTTTATGCCGTTCAGTACGGCACGAACATCTCGCTGCTTCTGCAGCAGAAGGGCTCCAAGCTGCGCCAGGCGGTGCAGACTGGTTCATACATGGGCAAGGCGTCCGAGGTCGTGACGCAGTACGGTGCCACCAGCGCCCGGGCTGTCTCGACCCGCTACCAGCCGATCGTCCCCGTCAACACCCCGAACAACCGTCGTTGGGTGTTCCCGGAAGACTTCGACTGGGCTGACCTGATCGACAACTTCGACAAGCTCCGTCTCCTCGCTGACCCGCAGTCTGCCTACTCGCAGAACGGTCTCTACGCGATGGGCCGTGCGATCGATGATGTCATCATCTCGGGCATCTTCGGCACGAACAAGACCGGCGAGGCCGGTGGCACGAGCACCGTGTTCGACACTTCCAACCAGCAGGTCGCTGTGAACTACGCTGCCTCGGGCAACGTGGGCCTCACGGTGGACAAGCTGCGCGAAGCCCGTCGCATCCTGATGGAGAACGAAGTGGACCTCGATGCTGAACCGGCGTACTGCGCCATCAGCGCCGAGCAGCACGACGATCTCCTCGGGCAGCTGCAGGTGACCAACGCCGACTTCAACACCGATGCTCCGGTGCTGCAGGATGGCAAGGTGACCCGCTTCCTCGGGATCAACTTCATCCACACCGAGCGTCTTCCGACGTCCTCGAGCCACCGTCGCTGCCCTGTCTGGGTGCCGTCCGGTGTCCACCTGGGCATGTGGAATGACATCGTGTCCAACGTCACGCAGCGTCGTGACCTCTCTTCGCACCCCTTCCAGGTCTACCTGATGGGTACCTTCGGCGCTACGCGCACCGAAGAGAAGAAGGTCGTCGACATCCTCTGCGCGGAATAAGGGAGTAAACGAAAATGGCAGTTGTAGCAGTTAAATCAACCCTTGTTACCAACGCAGACGCGACGCCCGCAGTCCTCAACAACCCCCGGGTTGATGGTGGCTACGAGCGTATTGAGGTTTCGACCGTTGCTATCACCTCTGGTGACACGACGGCCTCGACCTACCGTATGTTCCGCGTTCCCTCGAATGCGGTCATGACGGACCTGCGCATCTACTCGCCGGACATCGGCACGACGACGGTTGCTGACATCGGCCTGTATCGCACCGCCAAGGATGGCGGCGCTGTGCAGGATGCTGACTTCTTCGCCTCGGCTCTGTCCCTCAAGGACGGTGCGCTCAACGGCGTGGATGTTCTGCACGAAGCTGCGGTGTTCACGATTGCGAACTCTGGCAAGGAGCTGTGGGACGCCCTCGGTCTTACCAGCGACCCGTCGGTGTTCTACGATGTGGCCCTTACCTTGACCGGCGACGCTGACGCCACCGGCACGGTGAAGCTCATCGGTCGTTACGCGGCGTAATAAAGCGGGGCGGGCTGGGTAACCGGCTCGCCCCTTTTCTTGGGAGAAGCACATGGCAGACCGTTTCTACGGAATCGACCGGGGCGAGCAGGGTGTTCGCAACGTGACGGAAGGCGCGGCATCCACGGCTACGACCGATGTCGAGGTCCGGGTGGACCTCATCGGCATGAGCAAGCTCGAGGTTCTCTTGGCGCTTGACACGATCAAGGAAGCCATCACCCAGGATACTTGGCCGCCGGCATAACGGCTGCGGGAGGAGCCCGTGGCTTCAAGTGACGTCGCGATCTGCAATCTTGCGCTCACGAAGTTGGGCGATTTGCGCATCACTGCGCTTTCGGACAACACCAAGCCCGCGCGTGAGCTGAACGCCGTCTATGGGATGCTGCGCGACAAGCTGCAGCGGACCTACAACTGGCGGTTCTGCGTGAAGCGTGCGCAGCTGGCCGCTGACGTCGCGGCTCCGCTCTTCGACTTTACCAGCCAATACACCGCCCCGGCTGACCTGCTGCGTATTCTGCAAGTGGGTACCTACTTCCCGTCGCCCGACCTTTCTGACCTCATCGGCAGCGGTGGGCAGGAGTGGGTGCTCGAAGGCGGGAAGATACTGACGCGCGACAGCGGCCAGCTCAACATCCGCTATCTTGCGCGGATCACGGAAACGACCCGGTTTGACCCTTCGTTTGATGATGCGTTTTCGGCGCTGCTGGCGTACAACGTCTGCGAGGCGTTGACGCAATCGGACGCGAAGAAAAACGCGGCGCTGCGCGATTACCGGATGGCGGTGATGGATGCGGTGAAGAGCAACGCCATCGAGAACCCACCGGAGTCTATCGCCGACACGACTTGGCTGACCGTGAGGCTCTGATGCCCAACGTTAATCCAGCCATCGTCAACTTCAACGGCGGCGAGGTCGGGCCGTTGATGAGCGGCCGCACGGACTTCGAGAAGTACGCTTCGAGTGCGTTCCGTATGCGGCGGTTCATTCCGACCGCGCAGGGACCGGCGAAGCGTTGCCCGGGGACGAAGTACGTCCTGCAGGCGCTGTACCCTGACAAGCGGGTATGGCTGCAGCGGTTTGAGTTTGCTTTCGACCAGGCGTATGTCATCGAGTTTGGCGACTACTACTGTCGGTTCTACACCGACCGCGGTGTGGTGCTGGAAAACCCGCTCGACATCTCGAACATCACGCAGGCGAGCCCCGGTGTGCTGACCTATGTCGGCGCTGATCCGTCTAACGGGGACTGGATGTACATCACGGCGGTTGCTGGGATGAGCGAGGTGAACGGTCGATTCGTGAAGGTCACCAACGTCAACGCTGGCGCAAAGACCTTCGAGCTCTACGACATCGATGGCGGCGCTATAGACACAACGAACTATGGTGTCTATAACGGCAACGGCGACGTGGCGCGGGTGTACACCATCGCGAGTCCGTATGCCGAGGAAGACCTGTTCACGGCCGAGAGAACCTCGGCGCTGTCGATTTCTCAGTCGGGCGATGTGCTTTACATCGGCTGCGAAGGGTACGAGCCGCGCACCCTAACCCGCGCCGGGAACACGAGCTGGTCGTTCGCGGCCTATGCGCCGACCGATGGCCCGTTCCAGCGTGAGCCTGTCGTGAAGGTAAATTTCTCGTTGTCTGGTACGAGCGGAAATGTGACGGTCACCTCTGCCGCTGCCATCTTCGACAACAACTCGGTGGGAATGCTGCTGCGGTTGCAGCCGGTGAACATCACGACGACGCAATGGGAAACGGCGAAGTCCATCACGGCGGGGAACATCCGCAAGTCCTCCGGCAAGTTTTACGAGGCGATGAATTCGGCGACGACCGGCACGATTCGCCCCATCCACGAGGAGGGGCAGGACTATGACGGCAACACGGGGGTGCTGTGGAAGTTCCTGCACCCGGGCTATGTCATCCTCAAGATCACGGCGGTGACGAGCACGACGCAGGTCGATGCGGATGTCATCGGCCCGGGCGTGGCTCCGACTGAGCTGCTGTCCTCGGCGTCGTGTAACTACCGTGTAGGTGCGTGGGGTCTAGGGATGGGCGCTGCCTACCCCTACAAGACCGCGTTCTGGCGCGACCGGCTGTGGTGGGGCGGTGGGCAGGATGTCTACGCTTCGGTAGCGGGTGATTATGGTTCACACGCTGTGGACACTATGGGTGAAATTCTGGCGGACAACGCGATGAATCTCACGCTTGCGGTCGGCAATGTGGACAAGGTGCGCTGGATGCGCCCGGGCAACGCGCTGATCGTCGGCACGGCGGGTGCGGAGATCGCCATCCGCGAGAATGTGACGACCGCCCCGCTCGGCCCGGAGAACGTCAAGTTCGACCTGCAGTCTGCGGAAGGCTCGATGGAGCTTGAGCCGGTGCTGGTCGAGGATGCGGTGCTTTTCGCCCGCGTGGGTGGGCGGCGCATCATGGAGCTGCGGTTCGACATCCAAGTGGATGCCTGGGTGCCGCGTGACATGAACGTGCTCTACCCCGAGATTACGCGCTCGGGCATCGTGGACATGGAGTACCAGAAGGAGCCGGACGACATCATCTGGTGCGTACTCGGTGACGGGCGGTTGATCGGGCTGACCTACGATCGGGAGCAGAACATCTACGGCTGGCACCAGCATCCTATCGCGGGCAAGGACGCGAAGGTCGAGGCTGTGCAGGTCATTTCCGGCCCTGCCGGTGACGTTGATGATGTCTGGCTTGTTGTCTCGCGCACTATCGAGGGCGACTTCCCGTATGAGCTGGCGCTCGAGGCCGGTGGCGGGTTGCTGACCGAGGGCGAGGACCAGCTTGTCATTGAGGTTGATGTGGAACGCACGCAGCGGTTTATCGAGTACATCGGGCCGTCGCTGGAAGAGGGTGAGGACATCCAAGGGGCCGGGTATCTCGATGCCTCGCTGGAGTTTAACCCAATCGTAGCGGCCGACCTTTTTCTGGCCGACGGATACCAGACTGTCGGCTCGACCGGAGTTGAGGTCACGGTGCTGTCGTCGATTGAGATTGCGACCGAGGTGGACGAGATCATCGAGTCGGAGGCGTTCGAGCTCATTGCCATCAACGACCCGGTGTTCCTGCCGGGCGATGTTGGGCGCGAGATTCGCTACCGCTACTACGATACCGTGAACGAGCTGTGGCGCACCGCGCGGGCGCTCATCACCTCCTACATCGACCAGGAGGCCGTCCTCACGACCATCGTCTCGGTGTTCCCCAACGACGATGTGCCGTTCAACGAGTGGCGGCTGACGGCGACGGAGCTGCGCGGCCTGTATCACCTCGAGGGCGAGACGGTCTCGGCGCTGGCGGACGGTCAGGAAGTGACGGGTTTGGTGGTGACCGACGGCACGGTGACGCTGCCGTTTCCTGCCGCGCGCGCGACCGTGGGATATCCGTACACCTCGACGCTGGTTCCGCAGCGCATCGAGGCGGGGTCATCCATCGGGACGGCGCAGGCCAAGATCAAGCGCATTCACAAGGTTGGCCTGCGGCTCTACGCGAGTCTCGGCGGCAAGGTGGGCTCTGGCCCGACAAACCTCGACCTTATCCAGTACCGCACGAACAACGATTTTATGGACGAGGTGCCGCCCCTGCTGACGGGCGATACCGATGTCTTTGCGTTCCGCGGCGGGTACGAGACGGACGGCCGAATCTGGGTGGTAACTGACCAGCCGTTGCCGATGACGGTCATCGCGCTCTACCCTGAGATGGAGACGCAAGGGTGATTGAGGTACGCAAGTTCCGACCGGCTGACCTTGACGAGCTGCGGCTGCAGCCTTCGCAGGAGTACCTGTCTGCCTTTGTCGGGCGTCCCGGCTACGGGCAGGAGTTGGTTGAGGCGGGGCCGTGCTATACGGTCTGGCGCGATGACCGGATCATCTGCTGCGCCGGGGTGGTGAACCTCTGGGCTGGGCGGGGTTCAGCGTGGGCGCTGTTGTCGTGGGACGCAGGCCGGAGCATGAGGCCGTTGCACCGGGCGGTGTTGCGGTTTTTGCTGCGGTGCGAGATTGAGCGTGTCGAGGCATATGTAGTGCCGGACTTTATGCCAGCTCACCGATGGGCAAGAATGCTTGGGTTTGAACATGAGGGCCGGATGCGAGCCTTCCAGCGAGGTCAAGATATGGATATGTACGCGAGGGTACTCTGATGGCAGACCCGGTAACGATAGCGTTGTTGGCGGCGGCAGCATCGGCAGGGTCATCTCTGATGGCTACCGGCCAGCAGCGAGCCATTGGAAAGGCTCAAGCGCAGGCTCTTGAAGTCGAGGCCGGTGTTGCTCGGCGGCAGGCTGGCCTTGAGACTGAGGCGCTCGGGCGCGAGACGCGGCGGCAGTTCGGTGAACTGCGGGCTGCGGGCGGTCAGGCTGGCCTTCTGGACTCGGTGACCTTCGGCGATGTGTACAAGCAGGCGGCGACCGCGGCTGAACTTGATGCGCTGTCCCTTGCCTATCAGGGCGAGACGCAGGCGCAGGGATTGCTGACCGAGGCTAGCATCACCCGTGCCTCGCGTCCGTCGTGGGTGCAGGGCATCCTGCAAGCCGGGGCAGCTGGCATGGGCGGGTACGCCGGGGCGGGTGGTACGCTGCCTTCTCGCAGTCCGCGATCGTCGCAGCTGACCGGCGTACAGGTGACCGGGCGGCGAGTGCCGACCACGATGACAACGGCACCATCTCGGCGAATCGGCCCAAGGTGATACATGGCAAAGCTTGAGTTTTACCGCCAACAGGTTGTCCCGCGCATCGCGACTCCAAGCGCTCGCGGGCTTGCGGCTGTGGGGACTCAAGCGGTGGAGACTGCCGAGGCTGTGGCGCGTGGTGCTACGGCGTTTGGGAAGTTGTCGGCAGACCTCGACCAGTTGCGGGTAGAGGATGCGTTCAACCAGCTGCGAGACCGGCAGACCGACTTGATGATGAACCCGGAGACGGGGTTTGCATCGAAGAAAGCGGCCGATGCGGTTGCGCCGGATTTCATGACGCGGTACTCGGGCGACTTCGACAAGGTGATTGAGCAGGTTGCGGCAGAACTTCCGAATTCCCGTCAGCAAGACCTTTTCCGGCGTCGCGCTGGGATGGCGAAGGCTGAGTTCGATGACTCTCTGATGCGGCATGTTCTGCGCGAGACCGACCAGTACCGGGATAACGTCTACGAGGGAACGGTCAAGACTGAGACCAATGTGGCGGCGCTGAACTGGCGCGACCAGGCGAAGGTGAACGATAGCATCGGGCGCATCGTGGCGAACACGGCGCTCTGGGCTGACCGCAACGGCATCACCGGGGACGCGCTGCTGGCGGTGCAGATGGACAATGTGGATCAGATACACGCGGCGGTGGTCAATTCGGCGCTCGATTCTGGGGATGTAGAGTTTGCTGCGCAGTACATCGACCGCAACCGGTCGACCATCAAGGCTCCGCGGCTCGTGGAGCTCGAGGGCAAGGTGGCGACCGAGACCGACCTGCGGGCGTCTGCGCGTATCGCGGACGATGTGATTGGGTCGTTCGGCGGTCGCATCCCGAGCGAGACCGAGGTGCGCCAGAAGGTGCGCGAGATTGCCGGGGACAATGTGCGGGTGCGCGACGACGCTACGCAGGAGGCGTTGGCGCAACTGAACTCGAAGTTGCGCGACCGTGAGCGGGCGCAGCAGGAGGCCGTGGCTAGTGCCATCGGTATGCTGGATGCGAACGGCGGCAATTTTGCCGCGCTGCCTGCGTCGGTGCGAAGGGCGATTCCCGGCGACAAGATCGGTCAGGTTCGCAACTACGCGGACAGTCTGCGCGGCGTTGGCAAGGTCGAGACCGACTGGGGAACCTATTACAAACTGCGGACCACCCCGCAGTTGCTGAGGCAGACCGATTTGCTGGCGCTGCGTGGTGTGCTTGAGGACACGGAGTTCAAGGAGCTGGCGCGGTTGCAGGCGGATCTGACGAACGCGCCGGAGGTAGTGCAGACGGAAATCCAGACCACGACGCAGCGGATGAACATGCGCCTGACGGAGATTGGCATTGACCCCAGCCCGAAGCCGGGAACGAAACAGGCTACGCGTGTTGCACAGGCGTATTCGATGTTGGACATGAATATTGCCGATGAGGAGCGGGCGTTGGGTCGCAAGTTGACGCCCGTGGAGCGGAACATGTTGATCGACAAGCTGTTCTCCAATGTGGAAATCCGTGGCAGATTGTATGGTTCCAATGAGGTGATGCTGTTTGAGGTCACGCCTGAGCAAGAGGTCGTGATTCCTGATGCCGATCGGCGAGATATCATCGATGCGCTGCGCGCTACCGGCAGGGAAGTGAATGACCAGAACATCCGGGCGCTCTTCCTCAAGCTGAAAGGACGGCCAAAGTGACGGACTATCGCCGCCTCATAGAGGAGGAGAATCCGTACCTTGAGCTGATACGCCAAGAGCAGGCCGCTGAGCTGCGCTCGTCGATGTACGGCGCGGCGCAGACCAACCCGGATGTCGAGGCCGAGCTTCGCAAGCTCGCCGAGAAGGTCAGGGTTCCTGTGGAGACCGTGCGGGCCGATCGCAAGGAGATCGAGCGTCAGGCCATCCTCGGCGGGGTGGACTACGACGGGTTGGTGAAAGACTCGCCAGTCACCGCAAGTTTCCTCTCGGAGCAGGCCGATGTCGCGCGCGACGATGTCAGCGTTCTGACCCGCATCGACCGGACGTTCCGTGCTGCTGGGCAGGGCATCGAGCAAGCCTCCATCATGGACCAGGTGGAGCCGCTCAATTGGCGGGCAGTTGCTGGCGAATTCATGTCGCCCGCTGAACAGGCATTGAGACGCAAGCTGCTCAACGACATGCAGGCGCTGGGCAAGACCCCGGAGCGCGGCGACAACCCGGTTGCATGGTTCCTCGGGCAGACCGGCTACACCGCGCGCCAGTTGGTGTCCTCGGTGCGCGAGGGCGTCAAGGGCGCGATTCCCGGCGCTGTGGCCGGTGCCGGCGCGGCGGCGCTCATCGGTCAGCTGGGTCCGCAGGTGGCGCTGCCGGAGGAGCTTGTCACGGTCCCCGGTGGGTTCTTCTTCGGCGGTCGCGCAGGGTTCATCACCGCCACAACGGTCTACAACTACAAGGCCGAGGCCGGGTTCGCGTTCGCCGAGTACGAGCAGATGCGGGACGAGTCCGGCCAGCTGCTCGATCCTGCGGTCGCGCGCGGCGCTGCGGCTGCGGCGGGCCTGTTGAATGCCGGCCTCGAGACGGTCGGCGACATCGCGCTCGCCAAGATGATTCCGGGGCTCGACCGGCTGGTTGGTGCAGGCTCTCGGGAGGCCATCAAGACCCTGCTGGCGCGTCCGACCTTCCGCAATGCCATCGCGCAGGCGGGCAAGAAGTGGCTGACGGCTGCAAGCGTTGAGGGCGTGACCGAGTCGCTGCAAGAGCTCGGGGTCATCCTCGGGCGCGAGTTGGCGCAGGGCGTCAGCGGGCAGGAGTTCGCGCCGGAGGCGGCAGGCAGCGACCTGATGCGGGTGCTGGAGTCCGGCGCGGCGGGGTTTGCCGGCGGTGCTGGTGTCGGCCTGCCGGGTTCGGCGATCTCTGCGGTCAGCAACGTGCGGGAGGTCCGCAAGGCCAACCAGACCCAGCAGTTCATGCAGGCGCTCGGCGAGGCGGCGGGCGAGTCGAAGCTCCGCGAGCGGTTGCCGCAGACGTTCCAGGACTACGTCGCCCGCATCCGGGAGCAGGGTCCGGTCGAGAACGTCTTCATCCCCGCCGACCAGTTCACCCAGTACTGGCAGAGCCAGAACGTCGACCCGGAGCAGATTGCCAACGAAGTCGGCGCGACCAACTACGCCGAGGCGGTCGCCACCGGCAGCGACGTCATCATCCCCATCGAGACCTACGCGACCCGGCTCGCCCCGACCCAGCACCACAACGGGCTGATGAAGGACGTCCGGCTGGCGCAGGGCGACCTGACCATGCGGGAGGTGGAGGCGCTTGAGGCCCGCCGCAAGGAGGTTGAGGCCGAGATTCAAGCGGCTATGGAGGCCGAAGGCACCGATGCCGAGGCTCCCGCCATCGCCACAATCAAGCAGGACGTCCTAGGGCAGCTTCTGGGGCGATTTGACAGGGCGACCGCTGACACATACGCGACCATGTACTCACGCGCCATAAACGCTCTGGCGCAGCGTAGCGGCATCGACCCTGCCGCCCTGCATGAGCAGTACGGTCTCAGCGTGGTCACCCCCCTGCCGGACATCTTGCAGTCGCGGATGGGGATAGATGCGGCGCTCGACCCGCTCATCGATCGGCTGCGGACGGGGGATATCCCGACCAGACGCGACATCTTCGGCAAGTCCCTGACCGAGTTCCTGCGCGAGCGCGGTGGCTTGCAGGATCAGGGCGGTGAGCTCGGGGCGCGGGATGTTAAGTTGTGGGACCGCGACAACCGCCGGGTGGGTGAGAAGGCGCTGGTGTCCGAGAAGGGCATGACGTTCGACCAGGCGCGGGAGATTGCGCTTGAGGCCGGGTACGATGTTGGCGAAACCGAGGTGACCTTCCTCGATGCGCTCGACCGTGAGATTCGCGGTGAGGGTGTGTTCCAGCCGGGCAAGGAGAAGGCAAGTCTGGCTGAGTTGGCTGACGCGCTGGAAGGTCTTGAGACATACCTCGGTCAGCAGGGCATTGACATCACGACGACCGACAACGCGACCATCAAGGCGCTGATCGCGAAGGCGAGCGAGGGGATGGGCGATGTCGGTATGCAGTTTGGGCAGAAAGCAACTTGGAATGGAATGACGAGGGAGCAATTTCTCGGGTCTCCAAAAATCACAAGTAATCGCTATGTTGCAAATTTAAAGCCGATTGCTCTTACTACTGTTGAATCTGCTCCTGTCCAATCTTTCAAGAATGGATTAACAGTTCGGATGAGTGAAGATGGCGCTGCTGTGTACGATGGCAAACAAGTTGTAGCTAGTTACAATTTTGGCGACACTTTGGTTGTTGATAAAAAATATCGTCGGCAAGGAATAGCCGAGGAACTTGTATATCAATGGCGAAAGGCTTACCCGGCTCCAGCCAAAACAAAAACAAGAACTAAAGCGTCCCAATCCATACAGGAGCAAGTTTGGGAGCGTTTGATTTCTGAGCAGGATAGTAGCCAGAGATTTTTCCAAGCCGTCTCCCCAGACGACAAGCGCGGGTTCATCCAGTTCGGCACCGATCGCAAGGTGCGCATCGGGCTCCTAGAGAAGGCCGACCTCTCGACCTTCATCCACGAGACCGGCCACTTCTACCTCGAAGTGCTGCTCGACCTTGCCGAGCGGCCTGACGCGAGTCCGCAAATCAAGGCCGACGCTGAGACCCTGATGAAGTGGTTCAAGGTCAAGAACCGCTCCGAGATCGGCGTCGCCCAGCACGAGATATTTGCGCGAGGGAACGAGGCGTACCTGATGGAGGGCAACGCTCCGAGCGCGGCCCTGCGCGGTATCTTCCAGCGGGCGCGGGCATGGATGACGCTGGTCTATCGCACCCTGACCCGGCTCGATGTCACGCTGAACGATGAGGTTCGTGGCGTGTTTGACCGCATCTACGCGACCGACCAAGAGATTGAGGCGGCGAACTCCGAGCTCGACCTCAAGGACCTGTTCTCGACAGCGGAAGACGCCGGGATGACGGAGGCCGAGTTTGCCGCCTACAAGAAGACGGCAGAGGGGGCGAACGAGCGGGCGAAGGAGAAGCTGCAGGCGCAGCTGCTGCGCGAGTATTCACGCGAGCGCGAGAAGTGGTGGAAGGGCGAACGCGCCAAGATGTTGGAGAAGGTGACGGCAGAGGTGGATGCCTCGCCCGCGTACCGTGCTGCGGCCATCCTGACCGAAGGTGTCACGCCGGACGGCACCCCCATCAAGCTTTCCCGGCAGGCTCTTGAGACTCGCTTTGGGACTGAGTTCTTGAAGCGACTGCCAAGAGCCGTGCGGAAGGTCTACACCAAGGAAGGCGGCACGACCGTCGATGTCGCTGCGGATATACTCGGGTTCGAGAGTGGCGAGGCGCTGATGGAGGCGCTTGTCAACCTGCGCCCGCGCAAGCAACTCATCGAGGCCGAGGTTGCCAACCGGATGGCGACCGAGTTTGGCGACATGCGGATGGACGGCACGATCGGCGACGAGGCGATGCTGGCTGTCCACAACAGCGAGCGGGCGACGGTCATCGCTGCCGAGCTCAAGGCGATCAAGCGCCTACAGCGGCAGGTGCGCCCGGTTGTGGCTGGCATACGCCGAGCCGAGGCTGCGGAGCGCCGGGCTGGGCTTGACATGGTGGCGTCTGCTATCGAAGACCCGGCTGCGTTCCAACGCGCTGCAGCGGGTCGCATCGGGCAGATGATGGCGCGGGACATCTCGCCTGGTAAGTACCTGCTCGCCGAGCGTCGGGCGTCGAAGGCGGCGTTCGATGCCATCAAGAGGAAGGATTACGCGGCGGCTGCGACCGAAAAGCAACGCGAGTTGCTGAATCACTACATGTATGTCGAGGCAACGAAGGCGCAGCGCCAGCTCGACACCATCTACAACTACGCCGGGAAGTTCGACAAGAAGGCGACCCGCGAGCGGCTGGCGAAGGCTGGCGGCGGGTACCTTGACCAGATCGACGCCATCCTTGAGAAGTACGAGTTCCGGCAGGTATCGATGCGGGCGGTGGCTCGGCGTCAGGCGCTGGCGGACTTTGCCGAGCAGCAGGCCCAGCTCGGGCTCATCGTCAATGTGCCGGATGCCCTCTTGGACGAGGCCAAGATGGTCAACTACAAGGACGTTCCGGTCGACGAGCTGCGGGCGGTCTACGACACGGTGCGCAACATCGAGCACATCGCCAAGCTCAAGGACAAGCTCCTGCGCAAGCAGGCGGCGATAGAGTTCCAAGACACCAAGGACGAGCTCATCAAGTCGGCGACCGACTCCGATCGGCTTGCCTCGACTGGGGAACTTGCCATCCCGAACACGGTCGGCGAGCCATTGCTGGCGCGTGGTGCGAAGGCGTGGCGGCGGTTTGACGCTGCCATCCTCAAGGTCGAGCAGATGGTTGAGTGGCTGGATAACGGCAAGATTAACGGGCCGTGGGCGCGGTTTGTGTTCGACCTTGCCAACGATGCGCAGGTGAAGGAGTACGAGCTACACGCGCAGGTCACGAAGCGAATCCAAGACCTGACAGAGAAGCAGCCGAAGGGCTGGGGCGACACGCTGGAGGACACCTTCTCGGTGGTGCTGCCTGGTCTCCAGTCGCCGGTCACCCGCTACACGCTCATCTCGATGGCGCTCAACACGGGCAACGCTGGCAACTACCAGCGCCTGCGGGACGGCTACGGGTGGTCTGACACGACCATCAATGATGCACTCGCCAAGCTCGCGAAAGAGGACTGGGACTATGTGCAGGGGATCTGGGATGCGGTGAACTCCCTGTGGCCTGACATCAAGGCGCTCGAGGAGCGTACCTCCGGCGTCGCCCCGCCGAAGGTTGAGGCCCGCACGGTGCAGACTCGGTTCGGCGATTACGCTGGCGGGTACTTCCCGCTTGCCTACGACCCGCGGCTGTCTGGGGTTGGCGACAAGCAGGCCGAGGCTACCGAGTCCGTGGCGCAGTTCATGGCGAACGGCTACGGTCGGGCGCGGACGGACAAGGGGTACACGAAGCAGCGCGTCGAGACCTTGAAGGCTCCGGTGCGGCTCGACTACGAGCAGGTGCTGACGAGTCACCTCGGCAAGGTCATCAAGGACATCTCGCACCGCGAGGCCATCTTCTCGCTGAACAAGCTCTTGAAGGATGACGAGATCAAGCAGGTCATGATCGACCGGCTCGGCGAGGCGCGGTATCAGGAGTTCACCAAGTGGATGCAGGTGCTGGTCTCTGACCGGGCTGACACCCTGCACTCGGGGAATCCCATCTCGCGCGGCGTCATGCAGTTCCGCACGAACATGGCGATTGTTACGATGGGTTGGAAGGTGACGACGATGATGGCGCAGTTTGCCGGTATCGGCCCGTCGCTCGATGTCGTGAAACCCCGATTCTTCACCCAGGCGCTTATCGACTACAACCGGTTTGGGCCGTGGTCGGCGCACCGGGAGACGCTCGAGCAGTTCGTGTTCGATCGGTCGGGCGAGATGAAGTTCCGCACCGACAACATCGACCGGGATGTGCGTGACTCGCTCCGCAAGCTCCGGGGCGATCGCAGCCCGCTTGCGGTCATCCAGCGGTCGGCGTTCTACCTGACCGCTATGGCTGACCGGCAGGTGACCATACCGACATGGCTCGGCGCGTACCGGCAGGCGCAGGCCGAGGGGCTGAACGAGGAAGATTCCATTCGGGCGGGTGACCGGGCGGTGCGGCTCTCGCAGGGTGCGGGGGGGGCGAAAGACCTCGCGGCGGTCCAGCGCGACAACGAGCTGATGAAACTGCTGACGATGTACTACACCCCGTTCTCGGTGCTCTACGCCCGGATGCGGGATGTCGGCGCGACGACCCGGCGGGTCAAGGACATGCCTCGGGCGGTGGCCCGGATGCTGGCGCTTGTCATCATGCCTGCCGTGATGGGCGAGATTCTGGCGGGGCGCGGCCCGGAGGAGGAGGAGGACGAGACCTGGTGGGCCATCCGCAAGATGCTGCTGTATCCTCTGGCCTCAATTCCCATCCTTAAGGAGGGTTCCGGTGTCATCGAGGCAAGCATGATAAACTTGGCTGGCGAAGGTGAGATGAAGTTCCAGCCGAGTTGGCGGTTGACTCCGGTAGCGGGGGCGATTGAGAAGGTAGGCAAGACATTCACGAAGACCTCGGATGTTCTTGCTGGCAACCGGGAGTTCAACGAGGTTGGCTGGGATATGTTCGAGACGAGCGGGTACATCTTCGGCTTGCCGACCCGTCAGGTACGGATCAGCGGCGAGTATACGATGGATGTTCTGAACGACGAGAGGAACCCGGAGAGTCCGCAGCAGTTCATGTACGAGGTCCTCTACGGGCCGCCGAGGGAGTAACAGATGACAGTATCGTCCACGACCAGCAAGGCCAGTTACTCCGGCAACGGTTCGACGACCGTCTTTACGGTGCCGTTCTACTTCCTCGAGGCTGCCGATCTGCAGGTCATCCTGCGCTCCTCGGCTGGCGTCGAGACCGTCCAGACCCTGACGACCAACTACACGGTGGCGGGTGTCGGGGTGACCTCTGGCGGCACGGTGACGATGCTGGTCGCCCCTGCTGCCGGTACGACCCTGACCATCCTGCGCAACGCTGCGGCGACGCAAGAGACCGACCTCCTGCCGAACGACCGGCTCCCGGCCGAGAGTCTTGAGACCGCGCTCGACAAGCTGACCATGCTGGTGCAGCAGCTCGACGAGGAGACCGGGCGCTCGCTGAAGTACCCGGCCTCGGACGCTGACGTCTCGGCACAGATTCCGTCCATCTCAACGCGCGCGAGCAAGTTCCTCTCGTTCGACGCCAATGGTCTGCCTACCGCGACGGTCGGCGTGGACTCCTCGCTCGACGTGTTCATCCAGGCTGGCACCGGCGCGGTGGCTCGCAGCGTGACTTCGAAGTTGCGCGATGTGGTGAGCGTCAAGGACTTCGGTGCCGTTGGCGATGGAGTTTCTGACGACACTCTGGCTGTGCAATCGGCACTTGACCAAGCAATCGGTGGTGAAGTCTATTTCCCGAAAGGCACTTATTTGGTGTTCGCTCTCAAGGTGCGTGGAAATACCGTAGTAAATCTGAACGGGGCAATAATCAAGAAACGTCCTGTTACTGCGAGCGATCCTACATTGACGAACTGGGCTAGCGCGTCAGAAGGTGGCGCAGGATCGACTACAGGGCCTGGTGGCGGCGCAGTTTGGTGGGCTTCAAACCAGTATCCGCCTGTTTTCTTTCTTGCTGGAAACGACATCATCATCAAAGATGGCGTGATTGATGGGCAGTGGTCGAGCGAAACGATAGCGCTTGACGCAACCGGCGGAAGTTTTTCTGCACAAACTGACAGGTCCGGCATCCTTGGGTCATCCAACGCGTTCCGCACAGGCGCGACCATAGAGAGTTTTATCACGGCGAATCCGTATGAAGATGTCCGCTCAATCAGCACTGTCACGGATTGCGTCATCGAAAACGTGCATTTTCGCAACTTCGGCGGTGCTTGCATAAATCTCGAGATGTTTGGTGACGTTGCCATCAGAGGGTGCAGCGATGAAGGATGCTTCAATGGGTTTGCGTTCGTCACCTGCGATGCAGTAGGACCGACAAACGGTGGATTTTCTTATGGTTGGCTGACGTTCTCCGATAACATCATGCGTTCGAGCACTAGGGTTAGGCAAGCCAACCGGAATCCTGCCGTATTGGATCGCAAGGTTCGCATGACGATCAGCGACAACATCGTTGACAACGGGGCCGCTGCTCGCAAGTTCTCTGTGACATCCCTGACGCAAGTTGGGGGAGTCGCTACCGTGACGACTTCTGTCCCGCATGGGTTGGTAACCGGGACCAACATGCAGATCAGTGGTGCAACACCGTCTGGATACAACCAGGCAAGTGCAACTGTTACCGTGACCGGGACGACGACATTCACTTATGCGGTGTCGTCTGGCCTGTCCAGTCCAGCGACCGGAACCATTCTGGCATGTGCAGCAACTGGGTCGATTAAGGTCCAAGAAATTGTCGAATGTTCCATCACTGGGAACGTGTTCACGGACTGCGCGTTGGCACCACAAAGCAATGCTTCAAACTTCGGGAAAACCCTAGTCATTTCGTCGAACACGTTTTACGCATCAGATCCCGCGAACATAACTATCGGGATTAACATGGGCAACAGCCGCACAGATACGTTGAGCATCTCGAACAACGTGTTCACGAACGCCTATGTAGGGTTCCAGTCTGGCTCAAGTGTTGTCAGCATTTCCGACAACGTGTTCCATTGTTCGACGAGCTGCGTACATTCCGGATCTTCGTCGTTTGCGGCGATTTCTTGTGGAGCGACCGGTGGACAAGGAAAGCGGATACTGATTGCAAACAACGTCGCCGACCTTGGTGGATTTTCAAGTCACATCTTTTTTCAAGGCGGAACCGATGGTGAGCAAGGGGTGTTCGCCGGCAACCACATTTCAAGAGCGAACGCGGCTTTTTACTGGAATACGAATCCAGGCTTGGCAGGGCCCAACAAGGTGTCTGTGACGGGCAACGTGTTTGACAGCTGCCGACAGATCGGCCGCGTGAATGTCAACGGATACACGAGTTTGAGCATTGTTGGGAATCAGATGATAAACTCCGACACGGCCGCCGCAGGAACAGGACTGCTCGGCACCGCCTCTAGGTTGCCATACATTGTTGTCGAAGACTCGGCGCTCACAGTCCAATCGATTCTGATTGCGAACAACTTTACCGATTCGACTTTCAACGCCGACGCATGGAACTTGCTTGGTGGAAATGGCGCGACCATCTCAAACATGGTCATCAACAACAATGTATTCCTGAACAATGACGGAACCGCTACGGCCGTTTCTGCTTTTTCGTCTTCTACAATCACACTTTCGACCTTGGTGTTGATGAACAACCTGGTGAACGGCAACTTTACGTTCGGCGCTGGGAACACGATTTCCAGTCAGTACATCACCGGCAACTCGCTGACCAATGCGAACGGCTCTTTGAGATCAATTTTGAATACCGCTCGTAAAGGGGTGGATATCACTGGGCAATTGAGCACATCGGTTGGTGCTGCTGGCGGTGCGTCTGCATTGCCTGTTACTCCTGAAGGATACTTGACGCTCGTCATTGACGGAACAGAAAGAAAAGTTCCATACTTCAACGCATAAATTTTTATTTGTGAGGCATTCCAATGGCTGACAAGAAAATATCTCAACTTTCCGACGCAACAGTGCCGCTCGCTGGAACGGAAGTTCTGCCGATTGTGCAGGGTGGCAGCACGGTGAAAGTTTCCGTCGACAATCTGACAGTCGGGAAAAGTGTCAGTGGTTCGGCTTTTGTGGCAACCGGATCGGCTGTGCCGCAGAACGGGATGTTCCTCCCAGCTGCAAACGCTCTTGGATTTGCGTCGAACGGAGTAGAGCGCGGAAGATTTTCCTCTACTGGGAATTTCGGCATCGGCGTGAATCCAACTTACAAGTTGCAAGTTGCTGGCACAACGAACACGGTGGCGCTCGGTCTGACCGGGACGCACGCATCTGGCGACATCGGTTTGTATATCATCCCCTCTGCCATCACGGGGTCATATAACGCCATCAACTCCGCGCCGTCCGCGACTACCGGGGTTAATTACAATTTTGGCAACGCAAACAACAGCAGCGCGACCGCAGATTCGCGTGCGGACATCTACACGACATCCGCAAACGGCGGCGACCCCAAACTGACGCTTTCCATCTCCGGCGTCCGCAATTGGAGCGTCGGCGTGGACAACAGCGCAAGCGACCAATTCTGCATCAGCGCAAGCGATGCTCCCGGCAACACCGACCGCCTGACCATTGACACGAACGGCAGCGCGACGATTGGTGCCGGCAGCGTTGCCACCACCGCGACGGACGGCTTCCTTTATGTCCCGACCTGCGCGGGTACGCCGACCGGAACGCCGACTGCCAAGAGCGGCTATGCCCCCATCGTTGTGAACACGACCAACAACAAGTTGTATTTCTACAGCGGCGGTTCGTGGCGGGATGCTGGCCCCTAAACCGAACCTTCCTTCCTGAGCTGGGCGATGGTGCGGACCATGCCCTCGAGGTGGGCGAGGCGTACATAGTCGCGCTCGAGGTCGCCGTGGCTTCGGCGATCGATGGCATCGTGGCAGGATGAGCACGACCAGGCACCGATGAGATCGTCCGACTTCATGCCCATGCCGGACACTCCGGCGAGGCGGACATGGGCGAGCACGACCGTCTCGCTGTTGTGATTGCAAACTCCGGGGAGCCGGACCATGCAGCCGCGGCCTCGTGCCTCCTTGCGCAGGTTCATGCCAGCAACGGCAGCTGTCCGACCAGCCGGTACCGGGCGTATGCCTTCCCGTTCTGGCGATCGGTCAGGGTCTGGACATCGAGCCCTTCGGCGCGAAGCTCGGCGATGCGCGAGGCGAGCCGGAAGCATCCGTAGCGGTCGAGGGCTTCAAGCGGGGTGATGTCCTGTCCGGCCTGTAAGTGGGCGCGGATGTGTTCGGTCTGCGTCATGTGTGTTCTCCATAGGACGGTTCGGGTATCGCGATGCCGAGCTCGGCGGCGCGGCGGGATAGAAACTCGAGGTAGTCGCTGAAATCCTGCTTGTTGAGCTGGGACGAGCGTCGGATTGGCTTGTGGATGGTCTTGCCGCCAAGCGTAAGGGTTTCAAAGCCTGCCCATTCTCCAATCATAAATTCGTGCAGGTCGTTTTTTTCCCAGCCTTGCAGGGCTTCCCCGGCCCCCTCGATGAAGGACGGGTATACGACTCCAAAGAGGAAAGCGTTCTGGGCCAACGACCGGCGCGGCTTGAACTCCTCGAGCGTGACCTTCCAGCTCTTGCCGGGGTCCAGCCACCGCACCATGACCGAGATCGCCGTAGCGATCTGGTCAGGGGTGGTGCCTTTCGGGAAGATGCGGTTCACTAAAAAGGTATCTCGTCTGCAAATTCATCCGGGCTCTGCTCGGCAAGAGTCTTGGGGCGCTCGTGCTGGGCGTCTTTTGGCTTAACCGAGAGTGAAAAGAAGGGCTTGCCCTCAAGCTTCCCGCTCTTGCCGCGCTTGGACCAAGCCGAAAGCCAGTACTCCTTGCCGCCGACATTGATGGACCCGGTAAGGTCGGGGTGGTTCTCGGACTCCTTGCGCTCGTTTCTGGCGAGCAGTCCGCTGTTGGTGTTGTCGTAGTGGGGCATGGTCACTCCTGCTTGATGGGAAAGGGTCGGCCAACGATGCGGAACTCCGCGAAGTCGTTGGAATGTGCGGCGAGCTCATCCATCGCGGCCTGCGCGTGGTTGATGTCGTCAAACGGATTGGTTGGCGCTCCCGGCCCGCAGCGGCGGCGGAAGATATCGACGGGGACATCCCGCCACCCGTCTTCGCTCTGCTGGACATACCAGACGGTTGTCAGGTTGGGCGAGATCATAGGCGCAGCTCCTTGAGGAAGGCGACCTTGCGCTCGACCTCGGCGAGGAACCGGTTCACCTCGTGGGTAATCTCGACCACGAGATCGGTGTTTCGCGGTTCGCGAATCACGAGCAGTTGCAGGTGCTCCGGGAGCCGGGGGTCGTAGGCCACGAAGTCGCACCAGTCGCGACCTGTGACTGCAAGTTGCCACTGCATCTGCAGCCGGTACTTCTGGGGGATGGTGCGGTCCTCGAGCCACTCCAACATCGTGGAGGTGTTCGGACACTTGATCTCGATGAGGCCGTCCTCGCCCACCAGCCCGTCCGGGGATGCACCGGCTTGCATGGTGGGGTGGTCCACGAAGTCCACCTCATCCACCAGAACCCCCATACGGGCGCTGTAGGCGGCTCGTGCTGCGGCCTCCTGCTCGATACCCCATGTCATCGCGGGGCTCTGGAATCCCTCCGTAGGCGTTCCTGTGAGCCTCTCCGTGACCAACTGCGCGAGGTAGTTGGCGCGGGAGGCACCGGGGCCGGTCTTGGTCTTGGCCATCAGGTCGGCTATCCGGCTAGCGGTCACCTTGCCGAGCCGCTTGGCGAACCATTCGGGTGTGCGCTGTTCCATTACAGCTCCTTCTTGCGGGCGGCGAACAGGGCGGTCGAGGCGGCGCGATCGGCTTCGGGCAGGGACTGGAAGAGCGCGGTCAGGTCGGCGACCGACTGGCACCCGGCGACCTTCTTGGCGATGTCCGGGGTCGGTTCCTTCTTGCCGCGGGCCTGTGCTGCCTCGCCGTCGTCGTCGATCTGGGCGAGTCCGACGATGGCGGCAAGCGCGTACCGGCGAGCGTAGGTAATACCCGAGCCCTGCCCCTGCGGTCCGGCGTCCTTGCTCAGGATGGGCAGGTACCCGCGCATCCATTCGCCCGACGAGTGCGCAAGAGTGGTCACGAGGACCGCCCCGGTCTCGCCGATCTCGGTCGTCTGGATGACGGCAAGGTTGTTGGCGGTGAGCTGCGACCGGCAGGCATCCCAGCACGATGCGAGGTCGGCGTACTTGGACTTGAAGAACGGGTTCGCGCTGTCCTTCAAGGCTCCGGTGATGGCGCTCTGCGCCTTGGAAAGTGCCGCTGCGAGGGCGGCGATCGATTCAGACTGGTTCATGCGTTTCTTCCTGTGTCAGTAGAGATAGGGCGGTGTTGCAGGCTGCGATGCGTTCCTCTTCCTCGCGTTCCTGCATCTCGAGGTCGAGCTGGTGCCACCAGGAATCGTCGTCGTTCACGGTGAGACCTCGAGCGCACGGCGCAGTTGACGCTTGGACTGGACGACCCAGCGGTTCGCGGAACGGGCGGTGCGGATGTAGTGGGTACGGAATTCCGCGTCGCGCTCGTGACGGGCGCGAATCATGGCATCGTTGCGCTCGCGGTAAGACATGCCAAGCGTCTTGGCGAACGAGACTGCCATGATCATGTCGGTCTGGTCATACTTGCGACCGGCGTTCAGTCGGCGCTCGGACTCGAGTACCGAGACGCGGGCGCGGAGCTCGGCGTTCTCGCGGGTAAGGTCGGCCATGCTTTGGTAAGTCATGCGGCCACCTTTCGTCGGAGGTCGTGCATGACGGAAGAGGTTTGCATCTGCATCTCGTCCAGATTGCTGGCCTCGTCAGACTCATCGGACACGCTGAGTCGAACGAGGTACACCTGGAAGGCTGCGGCTTTGGCGGCCTCCATCGTGCGGGTCTCAGTCAATGCTCGCCACTCATCGCCGAAGAAGTGCTCGTCGGCAATCGGCTGGTGTTTCTTGATTCTGTCCCAGAAAGCGGCGCGGCGCTCGGCCACGGTTGCGTCGTAGTTGTTCATCGTGTGCTCCCCCAGCGGCTGACAGACGGGGGATCGGCGCGGTAAATGCGGGCGCGTCCACCGGGGGGCGGCATGAGGTCGTTGTTGCGGCGGCGCAGAAGCCATTCGTAGATGCCGAGCGCGGCAGCGGCAACGCCGAACACGCCGACCATCGCGGTCAGGATGTAGAGCCATTCGATAAGGTTTTGGGTTGCGTCCATGTGGTCCTCGTTCGTTGTGTGTGTCAACGGTTGTAAGCATAGACCGACCGCAATAACCATGTCAACACTTGTCGCCAACTTTTTTTTAGGGCATGATTCCAAGTGTTTACAACCAAGCAGGAGCATCCGTGGATATCCAAGTATTGATTGAGAAGTACGGCAACCAGAGCGCGATCGCTCGGCGGTTCGGTGTTACCCGGGCGGCTGTGTCGAAGTGGGCGAAGGTTGGGGTACCAGAGCGGTACGCGCTGCGCGAACTCGCTGGCGAGGTCGTTGCGGAGCTGGAGGCTGGTGAACAGTCGCGCTCGACCAGGCGGCTGATCCGCAAGATCGAGAGCGGTCTGCGCCCGAAGCCCGTCGACGCATGAGTCGCGCTGCGTACCATCGTGCCTGGTACTGGGCGAACCTTGAGTCTCGCCGGGAGGCGAGTCGCATCAAGGCGCGTCGGCGGCGGTGGGTGCGCGGAGTGGTTGATGTCTTGTGCGAGGCCGTGGAGGAGGCCAGAAACGACAAACCCCCTCGCGGGGGCTTGACGGGGCCGGGGGTATGGCCCTACTCTCGGATTGCATGTCGAGGTGTCGTGAAGATAGACCTAGGGGAACGGTCTGTCAACCACCCGCCTCCCAGCTCGGGCATCTCTGGTCGGGGAAACTACGCGCAGAGTGCTTTAAACCCACACCGGGGCGGACAGCCTGTGGGCGCGCGGCGTTGGTCGGGAAGCGCGAATGTCACCGGGAAACCGGAAAAGTAGCCGACAGCAGGGTGGCTCCGTCAGTCATCAATTTCTGTACGAACTGCCGTAGGCGTATTCCGCCTACAGTCCGTGCAGGATTCACCATCAGTCATCGGGGAATGCATGAACGAGTTAGATCAGGAAGCATGGGATAGGTGGGTAGCCTTTAGGAAGGCGATCAGGAAACCCATCAAGCCGGTCAGCGAACAGGCGATGAAGATCAAGCTCCAGCGGTACGGGACAGACCAGGCGGCGGTCGTGGACCAGTCGATTGCCAATCAATGGCAGGGGCTGTTCGACCTCAAGAAGGAAAAGCCAGCTCCGGGCGAGAAGCCGCAGAAGAGCACTATGCAGGTCGCGGCAGACCAAGTTCGGTTCACGCAAGACAGCGACCGGGCCGCAAGCGAATGGAACAAGCACGGGGTGTCGGACTCGCTCGGCAAGCTTCGCCTGGTCGAGGCGACCTTGGCGCGGTACCAGATGCGATCGGAAGAGCACGGCCACCTCGAGCGCATGGAATGGCTGCGCGAACGGGCGGGTGAGCTGCTGCGCAATGTCGCTCCGGGCGATGCACTTGGTGACCTGCGCATCCTCTGCATGGTGCGCTCGCTGTTCGGTGAGCGCGGTGTAACCCGGCTGCGGGAGCGGTCGCGTGGGTGACCTCGACCTCGCGCTCGGGGCGTTGGCTGCGGTGTGGCTTGCGATGGTGGTCGGGGCTGTCATCCGCATCATCTGGATCATCGTCGAGGAGTCGATGCGAAAATAAGTTGACATCCATTTTGCATCGATGCTAATGTCAATTCGTCCTAACACACATAGGGGAATGACATGGAAGACGAAGTGTTTGAGGCGATGGCAGAGCTTGACGCGATGCCGTTGACGGTGGATGTAACGCAAGCCGTTACACGCCTACGGGCGCATGGCTTTGGCACCGAGGCAGATGTGCTGCTCGGTCGCGGCGATGCTGCGTGGACGATGCTGCGCGGGTTGCGTGACGCTCTGCGCCGGATGGACCCCGCGTGGTGCAAGTTGCACCGCCAGGAGCAGATTAGCGACGAGGACCTCGAGCTCGCGATCGCTACGCTTGAGGACTTGTTGGAGGATACGCCGTGACCCTGTACACCCATTCCGGTGCGCTACCCGCCCACCAGTATGTCTGGGTCGAGCCTGACGCGATCGGCAAGCACGACTGGTTGCAGGGCGTTTGGTTCGGCATCACTTCCTACCCCGGCCGAGCGTTCGGCTGTCATGTGCTGTTCGAGAACGGGGCGATATATCGGAATGTGCCGCTGCATCAGCTCGCATCGCGCAAGACCGACAGCAAGTGGACGGCCGCCGACGCGCAGACTTGGGACGCATACGGGTGGCAGTTTTCGCTCATCGACTACCCGTACCTGTCGTTGATGAACGCTCGTGCCAGGGTGCGCGACGAGGAGCACGGGGGCCACTACCTCTTCACGCTGGTGCCGGTAGGCGATGCGTTCAGCGCCGCCCCTACGCAGAGCAAGGAGTTCTATTTCCTGCAGCTGCAGAATGGGCGATATACGGCGCAGCCCACCAATCGTGTGCTGATTGAGGACCGCTCGTTCGTTGACAAGTTGGAGTGGCCGACTTGTTTCCGCAGACAGGATGACTGGTACAGCGCGGAGGAGATACAGCGATGAAGCGCTCATTATTGCTGATTGGCTTTCTCGCTGCTATTTCGGTTGCCGTTGCCGCCGACAAGCCGACCATCGTCGGCACCATCGCCAACAAAGCAGGCGGGCAGATTGTGCTGGCAGCGAGCACGACTAATGAGTGCAGTAAGCGCGAGATGCTGTTTGCCTACACCCGCAGTTCTGGCGGGAAGGTTGACCTTACCGGCTGCTGGCGGCTCGACGGCGAATCGGTATTTGTGTTCTGGGATGACGGCGAAGTGTACGAGTACGACGGTCTTGCGATTCGGTTCACCGATGCCTGGGTGCGCTGGATGGAGTCGCGGCAGGGGGTGCAGTCGTGACGCCGGAGAAGTGGGCCGCGCTTGCCGAGCTGCTGACGCAGGCCGTCATCGTCTGCTTCTGCATCCTGCTGCTGGGCTGGGCGATCGTGGAGGCGCTGGCGTGAGAACAGGCAGACCGCCCAAGATAAAGTTTAAGCAGTACCAGTTCATCAAGCAGGTATGGGAGGCGCGGCGGGCTATCCCCGGCGACAAGGAGTTGGCGCGTAAGTTCGGCATCCGTGTGGCGACGATCCGGGCCGCGATGACGCGGGGGATTGAGATTTACGACCACCAACTGAGGGCGAAGCATGGGCGCAAGTCAGAGACGTAAGGGCGCAGCTGGTGAGCGGGAACTGGCAAACCTGCTGAGTGAGCAGCTCGGCTGGGCGGTGCGCCGGAACATCGGACAGGCACGGGACGGCGGCGACGACATCACGACCGGTCGGTTTAGGTGGGAGGTCAAGCGCCGGGCTGGTATCGCGGTCCACGAGTGGATCGACCAGGCGGTGCGGGCATCCGGCCCCGGTGATACCCCGGTCGTCGCCTGCCGGGGTGACGGCAAGGGGTGGCTAGTTGTCATGCGCCTCGAGGACGCATTGCCCTTGATTCGCAACGAGTTGCCGCAGCGGTAGTCTGGCGGTACACTCGCGGCATGACTGATTCTGTCGCAACCTGTCTCAACTGCGGTAACAGCGGATGGGTTGCGGACGGGCTGGGCGGGTGGGTGCGGTGTTTGGAGTGCAACCCGGAGCCGCCCCCGCCCCCGGCCAAGGTCGAGTTCTACCGTGGCGCGAAGGTGCGCCGTGTTGACGAGAAGGAGGCCGCATGAAGCCGGGTTTGTACGCAAACATCCACGCCAAGCGTGAGCGCATCAAGGCCGGTAGCGGCGAGAAGATGCGCAAGCCCGGCTCGCAGGGTGCGCCGACCGCGAAGGCGTTCAGAGAGTCTGTCAAGACTGCAATGAAGCGCAAGTGAAGGCAGAGTTGCTCGGCGACAACGGCACCGACGAGGAGGGGGAAGGGTTCGACCCGTTCCGTCGGCGCGGTGGAAGAGGATCGCTCGGCGGCGCTGCAGCTCGGGCGGCTCGCGTGGTCAGGGCGAGCACCGGCGTTGCGATCGCAGGGCTGGGTGGACCGACACCGGCACCGGTACCAGGCGGTCCCGGAGGCCGACCAAGGGAACCCGGAGATGTACAGATCGTATGAAGACCTCGGCATGGCAGCGTAAGGCAGGACAGAACCCGAAGGGCGGTCTGAACGAGGCCGGTCGCCGGTCAGCGAAGGCCGAGGGGATGAACCTCAAGGCACCGGTGAAGTCAGGCGACAACCCTCGCCGGGCATCCTTCCTCGCCAGGATGGGCAGTATGCCGGGGCCGATGAAGGACGCCAGCGGCAAGCCGACCCGCCTCGCCCTCGCTCTCAAGGCGTGGGGCGCGAGCTCGAAGGAAGACGCCAAGTCCAAGGCAGCGGCGATCAGTAAGCGCAACAAGGGGAAGTGACATGCCATTGACGAAAGGCTACAGCCAGAAGTCCATCAGCCGGAACATTTCGGCCGAGATGAAGGCCGGTCGACCGCAGAAGCAGGCGATCGCCATCGCTCTGAGCACGGCTCGGACAGCGGCTCAGAAGGCAGGCAAGGGGGCGGCAGCCCGTAGGCTCATGCCGAAGAAGTGATGCCAGCCGGAAGGCCCACAGACTACGGCGATGAGGTGGTCGATCTCATCTGCTCAAGACTCGCCATAGGGGAGTCGCTCAACCGCATCTGTAAGGATGCCGACATGCCAGCCATGTCCACCGTGTTCGGATGGCTGTCTAAGCATCCGGGATTCTTGGAGAAATACACGCGCGCGCGGGAAGCTCAGGCTGAGTCTCACGCAGACCAGTTGGTTGAAATCGCCGACAACCCCGACATCGACGCGAACCACAAGCGCATCATGGTCGACGCTCGCAAGTGGGTGGCCTCGAAGCTCAAGCCCAAGCGCTACGGCGACAAGCTCGACCTCGACCACAGCGGGAATGTCGGTCTCACGGTCACGGTCAAGCGGCTGACGGATGCCTGACATCGAGCTCCCGGCCAACGGCTGGCTCCCGCGTCCGTACCAGATGGCCGCATGGGGTGCGATGGAAGGTGGGTGCAAGCGGCTCGCGCTGTCGTGGCATCGACGATCGGGCAAGGACGACATCAGCCTGCACTGGGCGGCGGTCTCGGCCATGATGCGGGTGGGTAGCATCTGGCACATGCTCCCGCAGGCCAATCAGTCGCGCAAAGCGATCTGGGATGCGGTCAACCCCCACACCGGCAGGCGGCGCATAGACGACGCATTCCCCGCCGAGCTGCGCGAGACGACCCGCGAACAGGACATGTTCATCCGGTTCAAGAACGGCTCGACCTGGCAGGTAGTCGGCTCGGATAACTACAACTCGCTGGTCGGCTCGCCTCCGGTTGGCGTGGTGTTCTCCGAGTACGCCATGGCCGACCCCAATGCGTGGGCGTTCCTGCGTCCCATCCTCGCGGAGAACAACGGCTGGGCCATCTTCATCTCGACACCTCGAGGTCGCAATCACTTTGCTCGGCTCGTCGAGTACGCCCAGCAGGACCCCGACTGGTTCGGTCAGGTGCTGACGGTCGAGGACACCAAGGCGATCCCGCTCGACACCATCCAGCGCGAGCGCAAGGAGCTGAAGAACGAGCGCGGTGAAAAGGAAGCCGAGGCCATCATCCGGCAGGAGTATTACTGCGACTTTGATGCGGCCATTCCGGGTGCGTACTACGGCGACGCCATCACCTCGGCCGATCAGGGTGGGCGCATCGGGCCATACCCGCACATCATCGGCCAGCCGGTCGGGACGGCATGGGACATCGGCATCGGCGACTCGACGGTGGTCTGGTTCTACCAGTTCGTCGGTCACAAAATACGCATCATCAACGTGCTGGAAGGCTCCGGCGTCGGCCTCGAGTGGTACGCCAAGAAGCTGCTCGCGATGGATTACGTCTACGCCGACCATATCTGGCCGCACGATGGCGCGGTGAAGGAGTGGGGTAGCGGCAAGTCGCGCCTCGAGACCGCGGCAGGGTATGGGCTCAAGCCTCGCATCCTCGATGCTGACGCGGTGGACGATGGCATCCAGGCGGTGCGCCAGATGCTGCCGGTGGTTGAGTGGAATGCCACGCCCGACCCGTTCCCCGGCGAGACGGCAGACGATGCTCGAGCGCGGATGACACGGGCGATCGACGCCATCCGGCAGTACCGGCGCGAGTACGACGAGAAGGGCCAGCGGTTCAAGGACAGGCCGTTGCACGACTGGACGAGCCACTATGCTGACGCGCTGCGATACCTTGCCAAGGGTCGTCGGCCGTTCCGTGGGACGGTCAGAGCGCCCCGTGCTGGGGCGGCGGTAGCAGATTACAGCGTCTTGGGATAGACTCGCGCCAATATCGAGTCGGAGGTGTCTATGTCTGGTCTGTTCAAGCCGAAGATGCCCAAGATTGAGGCACCTCCCCCGCCGCCTGAGACTGACGTGGCGAAGCAGCGCGAGATCGAATCGACCCGCCTGCGTCGGCGTCGTGGTCGAGCGGCCTCGATGATGTCCACGCCTAGCACACAGCAGGCTGGTGGGGTGGCGACGACCAAGCTTCTGGGCGGCTAATGGCTACGAAGCGCATCAGTCAGTTCAACTCGCTTGCCCAGATCGATGTCGATTCGGCGGTCGATGTGTTGCCCATCGTCGACACCAGTGCTGGCGAGACGAAGAAGGTGACCGGCAAAGTGCTGACGAGCGCATCCGTGGCCGACCTCATCCAGACATGGAACAACGTCGCGACGACCTTCTCGGCCATCAAGATGGACGTGACCGACACGGCCTCGGCTGCGGGTTCGATGCTCATCAACCTGCTGGTCGGTGGCGCAGCGCGGTTCCAAGTGACCAAAGCTGGCGACGTCACGGCCGCCGGCACCCTCTCTGTCACGGGCGCATCGACCCTCACGGGCGCGGTGACCTTCAAGAACGCGGCGCAGTCCGACTCGGCGACTGCTGGGGTGGGGTATGCGACCGGCGCGGGTGGCGTGGTCACGCAGCTCACCAGCAAGGCAACCGGCGTCACGCTCAACAAGATTTGCGGCACCATCACGATGGACGCGGCTACCTTGGCGCACCAGACCCCGGTAGCGTTTACGCTGACGAACAGCGCGATCGCGGCAACCGATGTGGTGGTGGTGAGCGTGAAGAGCGGCGGCACGGCGGGTGCGTACCTGGTGAGTGCTGGCGCGGTAGCTGCGGGTTCCTGCTCCATCACCCTGTTCAACTGTCAGACCGCCGGCAACCTCTCGGAGGCCGTGGTCCTTTCTTTCGCAGTCATCAAGGCCGTAGCGGCCTAACGGAGAGTCTATGGCGACGGCTATCACACTCGTATCCAACGCCAGCGCGACTGGCTCGTGGTTCGCATGGCCGGGTGGTCGCGGCGAGTTCCGCGTTGAGGCAACCTTCGGCGGCGGCACCGTGAAACTGCAGTGCAAGGGGCCGAACGGCACCGCGCAGGATGTCGGCGCGGATGTGACTCTGACTGCGGCTGGCGGTGGCATCTTCGAGCTGGGCGCTGGTGAGATTCGCGCCAACATCGCGACGGCGACAGCGGTCTACGCTCAGGCGCTTCGTATCCCGTCTCCGGGGTTCTGATGCGTACTTGGCCGCGCAGTCAGGAGCGGACCGCTGACCGCACGCTGCGGCGTGACGGGACGGGTGACGACCAGCCTGTCGGCAACCTCGTAGCCGAGAACGGAGACAATCTCGCGCTCGAGAACGGCTACTTCCTGCTTTGGGAGTGACGATGGACTCACGCGCACAAGACGTTCTGCAGGGGTACGACCGGCTCAAGGGTGCGCGTGGGACGTGGGAGCAGCACTGGCAGGAGGTCGCTGAGCGGGTCTGGCCGTCGATGGCCGAGATGACCGGTCAGCGTACTCCGGGCGAGAAGCGGTCGGAGAAGATATTTGACTCGACTGCGCAACGTGCTCTGCCCCGGTTCGCGGCGGCGATGGACTCGATGCTGACCCCCGCGACCCAGATGTGGCACGGGCTGCATACGGGCATCCCGGACCTCGATGACAATGTGCAGGTGCAGCGCTGGTGCGATTCCCTGCGTGACCTGCTGTTCCGGCAACGATATGCGCCGACCGCGAACTTCGCGAGTCAGGCGTTCGAGTGCTATCTGAGCCTTGGCGCGTTTGGCACCTCGGCGCTCTTCATTGACGAGATTCCCGGCGTGACGCTGCGGTACCGCGCTATCCCGCTGTCCGAGATCGTCATCGATCTCGACCATACGGGGCGGGTGGACACGGTGTACCGCTGCTTCCAGTTGACGGCGCGGCAAGCGATGCAGGTGCCGGGCTGGGCGGACAACCTCCCGCGAGGCATCAAGGCTGCGGACGGCGCTCGGGCGAACGATCTGTTTGAGTTCATCCACTGCGTGAAGCCGAACGATGAGTACAGGTCCGGCAAGGCCGGTCCCGATGGGATGCGGTATATGTCCAGGTATGTCGCCCGCGAGGGTCAGACGCTGCTTGTTGAGGGTGGCTACCGGACGATGCCGTATGCGGTCGGTCGGTATGTCACCGGCCCGCGAGAGATTTATGGGCGTTCTCCTGCGATGGAGGCTCTGGCCGACATCAAGTCACTGCAGGAGATGGAAAAGACCATGCTTCGGATGGCGCACCGCATGGTCGACCCGCCGCTCATTCTGTCCGAGGAGGGAGCCCTTAATGCTTTCTCGGTACGCCCCAATGCACTGAACTACGGCTACCTCCGAGAGGACGGTACGCCGTTGGTTCAACCCTTGATGACGGGCGGCAACCTGCCGATCGGCATGGAGATGTCCGACCAGAAGCGCAAGGCGGTGAACGATTCGTTCCTCGTCACGCTGTTTCAGATTCTCGTGGAGAGTCCGCGGGTGATGACGGCGACCGAGGTCATGCAGCGGGCGCAGGAGAAGGGCGCTCTGCTTGGGCCTACGATGGGTCGCCAGCAGTCGGAGTTTGTCGGCCCCATCATTGAGCGCGAGCTGGACCTGCTGTCGGCGTCTGGTGTATTGCCGGAGCCGCCCCCGATGCTGCTCGACTATGTGATGGCGGGTGGCGAGATTCTGCCCAAGTACACCGGGCCGCTTGCCCGGCTGATGAAATCCGAGGAAGCAGCGGGCATCTTGCGCACCATCGAGGCGATTCTGCCGGTGGCGCAGGCGTCGGGTGACATCAAGGTGTTGCGGCGCATCAACGCTGACCAGGCACTCAAGGTCATCGCCGAGGCGAACAATGTCCCGGCCAAGGCGCTGCGGACGGACGAGGAGCTCGAGGCTATGGACATGGCAGAGCAGCAGGCCGCGCAGATGCAGCAGCTGCTCGCGGCGGCTCCGCTTGCGGGTCAGGCTGCGGAGCGGTTTGCCAGGGCCGAGCAGATTGCCGCCTCCGCGCCGCGCCGAGAAGTGTTGGGATAACCCATGTATTACGAGGGCGAGACCTTGGAGACGAATCCCGAAGCTTGGTCGTCTCGATTGCGCGAGGTTGAGGGTCGGTTGCGGTCACACGAGGATGTGTGCGCCGAGCGTTATGGGCGGCTGCGCGACGATCACCTCGAGCTGCGCACGACGATTGCGCACTCCCGGCAGGACTTCAACAAGCGGGTGGACGGCATCCAGCATCTGCTCATCAAGATCGCGCTCGCCTTGTTGACCGGCATGGGCGGCATCCTCGCGACGCTGGTGTTCTTCAAGTGAGCAGCCGGAAGCTTACCGACCTGCATCCGTTGATGCAGCCGCTGGTCGTGGACTTCCTTGCGCGTGTGGCGTTTGAGGGCATCGACCTGTTGGTGACCTGTACCTACCGATCGGACGAGGAGCAGGCCAAGCTGTACGCCATCGGGCGGACGAAGGCTGGTCGCCGGGTGACGAATGCGCCGCCGGGTCGGTCGATGCACAACTTCCGGTTCAACGGCAAGCCTGCGAGTCTGGCGGTCGATGTGGTGCCGCTCGCGAACGGCAAGCCGGTGTGGAACGCTGCCGATCCTGCGTGGCAGAAGGTGGGCAAGATTGGCGAGGTTGCGGGTCTCGAGTGGGCGGGTCGGTGGAAAAGGTTCCGCGAGTACCCGCATTTCCAACATTCTGATGCCAAATCTGTCCGGTTGAGTGTCAATTAATCGTATTCAAGAGGTGGAACATGACCGCTGAACAAGTTGCTGGAATCGTCCGTGCTGTCATCGCTGCCATTGGCGGCTATCTCGTTGGCCGCGGCCTTGCCGATGCCGAGACCGTGGCGGCTGTAGGTGGCGCTGCCGCCACAATTGTTGCGGCGGTCTGGTCGGTGTACTCGAAGCGCAAGGTCGAGCCGCAGGCGTGAAGGTCTGGGCGGCGGTTGGCGTCGCCCTGCTTGCTGCTGGCTGGTTCGGGTTCCTGACGGCCTACCGCTCCGGCCACGAGGCTGGCGCAGCGGCGGTCAGGGCAGACTGGTCTGAATACATGGTCAAGTCCGAGCAGGCCGCTACAAAGGCTCTGCGCGAGGCTCAGGCCGCATATGAAGCAGACATGCGAAGGCGCGAGGGGGTTGAGCGTGAACTTGACGCGAAGCTCGATGTGGCTACTCGCCGCGGTGCTGATCTCGCTCGGCGGTTGCGCTCACAAACCTGTCCCCTGCCCGGTCACGACACCGCCGCCCCGGTTGATGGTGCCTCCGGAGAGTCCAGCGACACGGGAGCGGTTGATGCAGCTCTTGCCGCTCACCTCGCAGCCTGCGAGCGCGACGCCGAACGGCTCGGGGAGCTCCAGCGGTGGCTAGATTAGACCGCCATAAGCGGCTTGCCATACCTCGCCAGTTCCACCTGCATGGTCACAGAATCACGGTTCGCATTGTCCCGCTGTCCAAGTGGCGGCACCCGAAGGTGGCGGTCGGTATGTGGGACCCCGGGACGCACCGCATCGATTTGCGCAATGACCTCGGCGACACCGAGCTCCAGCAGGTGTTTTGTCACGAGCTCGTCCATGCCGTGCTCGATGAGATGAAGCACAAGATTTCGTATGACGAGAAGTTCGTGGACAATTTCGGGTCGCTCTTGCAGCAGGCCCTGACCAGTTTCGATAGCAACCCCGGGTGACTTGTGCCGAAGTATGTAGATGACGAGCAGATCATCGAGGCTTGGAAGCGCTTTGGAAGTGCGCGTAAGGTGGCTGATGCGCTAAAGATAGACATTCGGCAGGTGTACTTTCGCCGTCGCACGATCGAGAAGAAGCACGGCATCGCCATGCCATCGACCAGCAGCCGCCCGACTTCGGGGCCGACGATCGACAAGGCCAAGGCGCTTGATGCGACCGCGGCTGCTCGAGCGGAGCAGTACGAGCGGGACATGGCGGAGACGGTCAGGAACGGTACGGTGGTCGTTGCCTCCGACTGCCACTATTGGCCCGGCATGGTCAGTCCGGCTCACGAGGCCATGTTGCGTCTCATCAAGGCGTTGAAACCGGACATCGTGGTGCTCAACGGCGACATCCTCGACGGCGCTCGCATCAGCCGACACGCCCGCATCATGTGGGAGAAGCAGCCGACGCTGAAGGACGAGCTCCACGCAGTCCAAGACCGTTGCGCCGAGATTGAGCGAGCGGCGGGTCGGGCAAGGCTGGTGCGCACGATCGGCAATCACGACGCGCGGTTTGAGAATTACTGGAGCGCGAACACGCCAGAGGCGGAGGGGCTACCAGGCTCGACCCTGCTCGACTACCTCCCGCGCTGGCGGGCTGGGTGGGCGCTGCACATCAACGCCGAGACGGACGGGTGGACGGTGGTCAGGCACCGACCGCTGAACGGCGGCGTCCATAGCGCCTACAACTCGGTGCTGAAGAGCGGCACCCACTATGTCCACGGCCATTTGCACAAGCTCGGCTGCACCGCGTGGGCCGACTACCGGGGCCGCAGGTACGGGGTCGACACCGGCACCCTCGCCGAGGTCGGCGGGCCGCAATTCAACTACACCGAAGCCGGTCCCGCCAACTCAGCGTCGGGATTCGCGGTGCTGTCATTCCGAGATGGACGGCTCCTGCAGCCCGAGCTCGCCGTCTACGAGGCCGGGGCGGTCTGGTTCCGGGGCGAGAAGGTGTGAGTGACACAAAGTGGCAGGCTCCGCAAGCGTGTCAGGGATGCGTCTGGCTCTGCCCGTGGAACGGTCAGGGCTACGGCTGCGGGCATCCGACCGTCCGTGATCTGCTCGGCGGCGTGGTGCGCTGCGGTGGCGTACACTTCAAACAATGGGGCAAGGCATGAATCTGATGATGGCGCGTAT